CGCTTGGAAGGGCTGATTATTGTCTTCTGTTAGATAAGCGGTATGAGCCGCACTAAAGGAAGGGGGCCAAGTAATTGTGTCTTCTTTAAAGTCTTCATGTTCATTAAGGAAGCTAATGGTTGCTTGGTTTAGCCTGCTAGAGGCGCTGGGCCAAGACAGGCTTGATTCATCTCTGATAATGTCGTTATCAGTAAAGTGATGGTTAGCATCAACCAAGTTACTTAGTTCTATTGCTGTCTTCGGGTGCTCTAAAAGCAACTTATACTTGCCCTCAGAAGACCAAGTTAGCTCTGCAAGACCCATTGTGTTCATAATACGTTCAATGTTATTACGAATGTTGTCCTCTGTATCGAGCGTTAGGTTGCACTCGTATAAAGGAATTGGTCTTGTGGAAGTTAGTGTAGTTTCAACCCAAACTGTTTTGTTCCAATACCAGTATTTACCGGAGCCTTGAGTAAGCCAAAGCTCATTTTCATAAGTGTGTTTTTCAAGATTTGTTGGGCGAGAACCATTATCTGCTACTGTATGAACAGTCTTTTGACCGTTTACTTGCCCTGCTACTGTTCTTTCGGTTGCTACAATAGTATCACAAACAGCTGCCGAGTTGTAAAAAGACTCAAGATCAACTTCGTTAACTGACAAACCTCTGCCAAACTTTGAATTCATCAAGTAGTCAAGAAGGCAAAGAGCAGGGTTATTTGAGTAAACTCTGTCGGTGCTTAAGGAGTAAACCCCATTGAGTTCTTTAACCCACTTTACTTTACGACCTTTAACAAGAAATTCCATTTGAGGAATGCCGTTATAGTTATAGTCATTACGGTTCAGCTTAAACGTTGCAGAAGCATGAGCAGTGTTTGTAAACTTGTTGTTAGGGTCAATAGTGTTTGCAGTAGCAATTGCATCAGCTGCCCCGCCATTGTTGTGGGTACGAATTATGTGATTAAACTTTTTAGAACTGTCGTTATAGTCTATACCATCCACTTTAACCCACTGAACACCCTCAATGCCTTCATGGCAAAGAGCATACTGTACTGTTAAGTATTCGTTCTTAGAGCCGCTCTTTGAAGTATTTGCAAAACTCTCTGAAAAGGTTTTACTTGCGTTGTTTGTAGCAGAAGTGTAGCTACCTCGAACGAGATGTTTTACCTCGATACCGCCCAGTGAGTTCTTACCGTAAGCCACAGGGACACTAACTGCTTGTCCTGAGATTGTTAAGTTAAAACCTTTGCGCTTGTCGGCTTCCCGCTTCATTTTGTTATTTTGGGAGATCTGATAGGCGGTAGAGGCTACCGTGATAATGAGGTTAAGCAACAATTTATCCATTATACCTTACCCCACTTTACTGTTATTTCTTTATTTTCAAAAATCTCTTTAAAAGAGGTATCGTCAGGGCTAACCTGCTCCATACCATTCTTTGACGTCATAAAAGAACGAACCATATCAAGATCAGACATGGGGGAGGTTCCTTCGATGACTGCTAGCTTTTGTTCAAAATCGTTTGTAATGGAGGGGCTGTCAACGTAGCCCTTGTAAACACTTAGAACATCATTTGGACTAAGCAAAGGATTACCGTTAGCGTCCAAAAGAGCTACAAAAACACTAATAGGCTTACCGACAACGTTAGCTCTGAACTCTGCGGAAAGGGTGTCTAGCACCTCTGAGATAACAATTTTGTAAGACTCTCTATCAACTACCGAAGAGAACTTTGGGGAGTCAAACTCGTAAAGACCTCCGTTTGCCAAGTAGGTATTACCGTTGTAATCAAGGTCTCTATTAAAAGAAGTTAGATAGTAGGTAGTATTAAATTCTAGCTTAATTAGAAAAGCAAATCTCATATTGTCACTATTAATAACATTCTGTACTGCTGTTGAAAACTGTCTCATTACAAGGCCTCTATAATTGAAATTGTACCTGCGTTAGAGAGAACACCATCGGAAAAGGTGATACCTGTCTGGTTGTTAATATCTCTATAGTAGGACAAAACAGCCCCGCTACCAAATCTAACAGTGTTAGTGTTAGTGTTTTGTACTCGTAGTTCTGGGTAAAAGTTCATAAACTGGTTTGTGCTTCCCATTTGAACATCGTTAGTTGTAACATAAATCTTGTCATGATTGGAGAATTTAAAGAAAGTTCCTTTTGGAATAAAACCAGCGGCACTTGTTCCAACTAATAGCGTAGTGGTAGCTCCAGCTACAGTAGTGCCAAACATGTTAAGCGTAGGTTGACTTAGTGTTGTTTTTGCATCAACTTGAGGCAACTGAGGCATAACCATAGACTGAACTTCTTGATTGTCAACCACAGCGCCTAGAAAGATGTCTACCTGTGTTTCCGCTGTTCCAACTGTGTTAAAAGCCAACTCCCAGCGTTGAACCCCCTGAGAAGCTCTTTGTTTCCTTAGAGAAACCGTGTCTACCTCGTAAATAGGTTCGTTTGAAGTAATTGTAAGTGGTGCCAAAATTTGAGCACCGTTAAAATAGTATACCGACATTATTGACTCCTAAGTGGTCTAGCGATTAAAGGCACCCGCCGCTCTAAGAAAAGAGCTTGCCTGATGACTTCAGTGCCGCTGTTATTTTCATTTGTTGAGACCCAAAAGTCACCATTGTTTACCATGGCCCCTGAGTGGAAAGCAATATCCCCTAGCTCTGGTCTTTTATTTTTGACCACTTCATAACCGCAATATTCGGCGTAACTTTCAACAGTATAGCCCGATTTAAGTAGGAGTTTAAGCCAACCTTTAATAGAGCTGTAGGGTTCTTTAATAATGTCTCTAGCCTTGGTCTTTCCTCTGAGTTCATAGTCGTACTCAGCGAGTAAGGCGAAACAGTCATTAACCCCGCGTGTATATTCTGTGCAACTTTCTGTTAAGAGATCTATTGTTCGACAGGCTCGTTGCAAAGCCTCCGACATCTCTTCTTTTTCATAATACTTCATTCTAACTCCTACAGAGTGGCACAGAGGTGAGCCTCTCAAGTAACTACATAGGTATCCCCATACAGTAGCCTAAGTTGCTCACCCTGTGTAGCTCTCTACATGTCTTCTTTAATAAACAGACGAACAAGGTCTGCTACGATGTCGCTACGAACAATGTCGTCTACTCCGAACTCAATGATTGGGAGGTCGATTCCTGCTCTATTAATTTTTCTAGCAAAGGTTACAAGGTCTCTACCGTCTCTCACATCAGACTGAGCAGGGTCTCCCATTAGTACGAGCTTAGAGTTTTGCCCTAAACGAGTAGTAATTGCTTTTAGTTCTTCCATGCAAAGGTTCTGTGCTTCATCCACTAGAACAAGAGCGTTCTCGTAAGAACGTCCACGAATAGTTTCAATAGGTTGAATTTCAATTTCACCCTTGGCCAACATGTACTCATACTTACCTTTGCCAAAAGCCTTTGTAAGTACTTCTAGCATGGGCATAAGCCACGGGGTCATCTTTTCTTCGATAGTCCCAGGAAAGTGTCCAAGTGACTTCCCTGTTGGTACGTTAGCTCGTGTGAGCACAATCTTTTTGTACCTACCACCCATAAAGAGTTGTGCAACAGTCCCTGCACTACAGTAGGTTTTCCCCGTCCCAGCACAACCAATTGTTACTGTAATGGGGGCTTTCTTGATTGAAGAGATAAGAGTATCTTGTTTCTCGTTCTTAGGTAAAAGATTAAAACTTGTTCGTGGGTAACTAGTATACTTTTCTTCCTGGGCCATATGTTTTGGCATACGTGCGTTGGCTTTAACGGAATAACGAGACTGTTTTTTGGACATAAAAGATTCCTTGGACTGTTATTGTTTAAGGGTTAAAGCAGGGCCCGAAGGCCCCACTTGTTTTGTTTTAGTTTAAGGCTTAACAGGCCACACGACATCATTCGGGAAGCCAGCTTGCTGCGGCACATCAAGCAGCGCCTGACGGTAGACTGCCCAAGCGTCCTGCTGTTCTGCTGAGAGAGTAGCCCAGCGCAGGGCATTGCCAGCGATGGCGTCTACTTCAATAAGCAATTCGCCGCGCTTCTCACGAAGCTGCTCAGACAGCATAGCATCAAGTTCAGCTTGAGTGGGCGGGACGTATGCTTCGACATCACCAGCGGCTTTCATTGCAGCTAGAAGATCGTCGTTGTTGATAGTCATGTCAGTGTCTGCTGGGTCCAATGTGTAGGGTATCCAGCCCCAGTCAGGGTGTTCGATCTCACAGTCAATCCAACCGTTGTCGTTGATGTATTTTGCGTTGCGATAGTTTGTCATTATGAAATCCTTAGCCACACGCTGGCATTGTTGGCGACGCCCGTAGTACGCGGAATGACACCCATGATACGCCAAGTTCCAGAAGGAGTAGAGTATGTAGTACCGTTAAAGTTTGTGTAACTAAGACTGCTACCTGCAAGGGTGCTATTTGGCAACCTAGTTGTAAGCGTAACCGTCGTGGTCAAAGCAGCATAAGACCCAACAGCGCCAGCGGCAACAATCGTAGAACCCGCTGGACCTTGTGGCCCTGTGCTACCTGTAGCACCTCTAGCACCCGCTGGGCCTGTAGCACCATTAGACCCCGCTGGCCCTGTAGCGCCCGTGTTACCTTTAGCACCTGCTGGACCTGCTGGACCTGTAGCACCATTGGACCCTGCTGGACCTGTAGCGCCAGTGTTACCTTTAGCACCTGCTAGGCCTTGTGGACCTGCTGGGCCTTGTGGGCCTGTGGCACCTGTGTTACCTTTAGCGCCCGCCAGGCCTGCAGCACCATTAGACCCCGCTGGGCCTTGTGGACCTGTAGCACCATTAGACCCCGCTGGTCCTTGTGGGCCTGTGTTACCTTTAGCACCTGCTGGCCCTTGTGGACCTGCTGGACCTGTAGCACCATTGGACCCTGCTAGACCTGCTGGGCCTTGTGGACCCGCTGGACCTGTGGCACCTGTGTTACCTTTAGCACCTGCTGGGCCTGTAGCTCCAATAGCGCCTGCTGGGCCTTGTGGACCTGTAGGCCCGACAACAATACCGACAGCAGCAGCGTCAGCCTTTGCCTCTAGCGCCTCAACCTCAGCAGCCACAACATCCGTATGCTCGACCTCTTGTGTCTCTGCATTCTGTCGCAGCTTTGCGAACCAATCTGCGGCTAGTCTTGCTCGTGATCTACTCATGTTGATGCCTCTCAGGTTGGGTGTATGTCAGTGTAATGGTAGTAGGCATGACGCCCTCCTTTTGTTATCCGATGAGGTAGCCGCTGAAGTAATTTCGAGCTTGCTGCCAACCTGTGACGGTAGACCCGCCCGTAGCGTAGCTCATGTTGCAATAATAATAGGGTCTAACGTAGTCCCCCGCATTTAAGTAAACCAACCAAGGGCCAGAGGTAAGACCGCCCTCCATTTGGTTGGTTACGTCTGAACTAGAAGAATACAAACCTGATGAGTTAGTGCTGCCATTGATTTCAAGTTCAGCGACAATATAACCCGCAGAATGGATTACTTGGTTTGCGCCCATACCTATTGAAAGCTGATATGTGCCAGACACAGGGGCCGTAAAGTAACCAGTGGAGGCGTTGTACGCATTCCCCGCATTCACTAACGCCCTGCCGTGTAGTGCATGACGGGTTGTTCCTGATAGCGTCTGACCATAACCATTTGCGTATATAGCATGAAAAGCTGGCTGATACGGCATAGTGACATGACCAGCATTAGACACAGCAAGCACTAAGTTCGTGTCTGTCGTAGAAGCCGTGATGTCCCCAGTGCTATTACCATACGCCACGCCAAACACGGTTCCAGAGGCTGTGCCTGTGCCGCCATTATAACCTACTACAAATGAGTTATCACCCGCTGCTGTTGTTCCATTTCCAGAGGCAAACGCAGTATACCCACTTGCATATGTTCTATTCCCAAAGTTTGCTGAGTAGCTACCACTAGCATTCCCCCTACTAGCCTGTGCGAAGGAACCGATGCCAGAAGCTGTTGCTATATAACCCGCCGCTACGGAGTTATCACCAGATGCTAATGCACGATATGCAATTGCTGTTGAGCGAAGGCCAGATGCTTCTGAATTAGAGCCAATTGCTGTGGAGTTGGCACCAGATGCCGTTACACCACCACCAATTGCTGTGGAGTTGGCACCAGTAGCGCCACGGGTTGTAGAAGCAAAAGCATTATAACTCAAATCAAGGGCGTCAGAACCTATATCCCCATAGTAAGCTGGGTTGTTTACTCTATGAGCAGTGCCATATCCTGTGTTGGCACCCTCAGTAAACGATTTAAAAGCAATCTCAGCGTCAGCTTCAACCTTCGAGTAGGTCTCTGCCCTCGTATATACATCAGCCACTTCAAACGTGCTGAACGACACAACCTCCAGCGTATCGCCAGCACCTGCGCCAACAGTCAGAACCACGTCTGATCCGTTGGTCGCTGTGTAGTCTTCGGTGTTTTGCAGCTTTACGCCATTCAAATGGACATCGAGAAATTGACCACCCGCACTGTAGCCAGACGTGGCAAAGCTAGTCTGCCCCGCAGTCGCTGTGAAGCTGTCCCGTGACTGGGTGGCCTGTGGTGTCGGGACGTTGCCAATATACCCACTCATCAGATAACCTGCTGGGCTAGTTCTGCCTCTGCTTGACGCTCTGCTGAAGTCTTGACGACACCATGTTCAAACGCATGAGCCACGATAGCTTCACGAGTCAGCGGGATGGCCTCGCCGTTGTCCAAGCAGTGCTGCACAGTTAGCTGCACGATCTCGTCGTTAGCAATGCGGCAGCGTTCTGTGACTGCGTTGATGGCCCACTCCTCTGGTGACAGGGCAGCGTATTCAAGACCCTTATACTGTGTCTCAGTCAGTGTGATTGTGATGTTTGGCATGTTGATGCCTCCTTTTGTTTGTGTTGGGGGTGGGGTCAACCGATGAGGTAGCCGCTGAAATGAGAAAGTTTTTGACCTGTATAATAGTCAGTGTTAGCGGCGATATACTGGACATACATTTGAACGTAGTCCCCAGCGTTAAGTCCAACAATTAATTGAGACGATGCTGGAATGTGTCCTGATGGGTATTGTGCAGATGCATACGTCATGCCACGATCACTAACGTTTGTCCCATTGACAGTAAATGACCACTCACCAGCCCCTGACAAACCATTAGACCTATACAAAAGCATCCCATCAAAACAATAAGCCCCTGCAACAGGCGCAGTGAACCTGCCAGTTGCGGTGCTGTAGTGATTCCCCGTGTTAGATAAAGCTTCGAAAAAGTTTACAAATCCAGTAGCGGCTTGGGAGGTGCCAGCATTATTGAATGCCCAAAAAGCTGGCTGATATGGCATAGTGACACGGCCAGCAGAGTCGATGCGCATACGCTCGTTGTCGCCGCTTGTTCTAAAAACGATACCATCTTGGCTTTGTATTCTTGCGCTTTGACCACTCCTAGAGTTGTCTGAACCAAACTGTGCGTGAACAACTGATCCAACCATAATATCAAGCTGCCCACCCCAAGCACCTTCAAGTGCTAGTGTAGAGCGGTTTGAATTATTAACAGGAGACGCCGTCCCAATCCCAACATTCCCACTGCCATCTACAGTGACAGCACCATTGGGATCACTCACGAAAGCACTGTCAGCTTCAGCCTTAGTATAGGTCTCAGCCTTCGAGTAAGTCTCAGCTTTCGTATAGGCATCCGCAACTTGAAACGAAGCATACGAGATCACGACAACCTCGTCGCCATTCTCAGCAGCAGAAGTCAGCGTGATGCTTGTGCCATCTGTCGCTGTGTAGTCTGTGCCGTCTACGAGACGAACACCGTTGTGAAACAGATGCACGAATGTGGGCGTGTAGGACAATCCAGTGAGGACTGTTGTTGTGCCTGTGATTGCGAAAGTCTTCTTGCGTTCAGCGCCAGATGAAACCACTGAAGCTTTTGAACCGATATAGCCAGCCATTATGTAGCCTCCTGAATTGTGAGTGTACCTGCTGCAACCTGCTTGAGAATTTCAGCATAGTGGCGGTTACTAGGGTCTAACGGGACTGACATCTCTTGGCCGTCTATGGTGGCTC